GCAGTCGAATTTGATCCTTTTAAATGCTTTCCGGGATCGAATGGAATTTCCAGAATTAAAGAAACGAGCGGTCGAGGAGTGGAAAGAGTGGAATCCAGACTCGGTGATCATTGAGAAAAAAGCCTCTGGCGCTCCTTTGATCTATGAATTAAGGGCCATGGGCATTCCAGTCCAGGAATACACCCCCGTTCGAGGCAATGACAAGATCACCCGGCTTAATTCGGTCTCTGATCTTTTCGCCTCTGGAAGAGTTTGGGCGCCTGGAACCCGATGGGCCGATGAAGTGATTGATGAAGTCGCCAGTTTTCCAAGTGGAGAACACGACGACTATGTGGACGCCGTCTCTCTAGCCTTGATGAGGTTTAGAAAGGGCGGCTTTATCCGTACACTACTGGATGAAGACGATGAACCCCCCTCGTTCCAGAGAAAAGTAAGCTACTACTAATGGAAAATTGTTTTAGAGCGATTGAGTACAAGTGTCCTTTGAGGCGGTATTTGCTGGATGTTATTTTTTTCTCAGAGCCCAGTCATTGGGTTGATTACTACAACTTCAAAGCTCTTTTATTGAACTCGGATTTTATTCAGCAAGATAAATTTTTAGGGGATTTGTCTAAAAAACGAGAGTACATGGCAGGACTTTTAGAGATACCTGAGTCCACCGTCTACAACTGGCATGTGGACACGGATCGCCACTGCGGGTTGAATATGCTAGTGTATGACGACGGACAAAGTAGGTGCTTGTTTGCCCCAAATGGAGAACAGGTGGTCATGCCGGTTGTTGAACTCAAGTACGAGCCAGATACTTTTTACGCTTTTAATACGAAAATACCTCATTCGGTCCTGAACTTTACGACAAAGCGCTACATGTTTAGCTTGGAATTTATCGGCAAGGACTACAGACTGACCTACGACACGCTGTTATCAGACATTAAGGAACTCGGCTATGGCTATTGATAAGGCATTGAATCAAGCTCCCCTGGGGATCATTGAAGAACAACTTGGGGCGCCCGATATTGAGATCGAGATCGAGGATCCAGAGTCGGTCAACATCCGAATGGATGGTTTAGAGATTGGGATTGAGCCGAAAGAAGAGACAGCAGAGGACTTCAACGCCAACCTGGCTGAGTTTTTGGGGGATGAGGAGCTCTCTTACATCGCCTCTGAACTGATTGGCGACTTTGATGAGGACATTGGATCGAGGAAGGACTGGATCCAGACTTATGTAGACGGCCTTGAGCTCTTGGGTTTGAAGATCGAAGAAAGAGCGGAGCCCTGGGAAGGGGCCTGTGGTGTATATCACCCACTTTTAGCTGAAGCCTTGGTCAAATTCCAGGCCGAAACCATGATGTCCACGTTCCCCGCTGCGGGACCAGTGAAAACGCACATCATTGGTAAAGAGACCCAGGATAAAAAAGAATCCGCCAAACGCGTCCAGCTGGATATGAACTATCAGCTGACAGATGTTATGAAAGAGTACAGACCCGAGCATGAAAGAATGCTTTGGGGTCTTGGACTTTCAGGAAATGCGTTTAAAAAGGTCTACTTTGACCCCAATCTAGACCGGCAAGTCTCAATTTTCATCCCAGCCGAAGACATGGTGGTTCCTTATGGGGCTTCAGACCTTGAGTCGGCTGAGCGAGTGACTCATGTAATGAGAAAGACTGAGAACGAGCTTAGAAAACTACAGGTTTCTGGGTTTTATGTAGACGTAGACCTTGGTCCTCCAAACAACAATTTGGATGAGGTCGAGAAGAAGATCGCTGAGAAGCTTGGTTTCCGTGCAACAACGGACAGCCGGTACAAATTGTTGGAGATGCACGTTAATTTGGACATCCCTGGCCATGAACACAGGGATTCAAATGGAGAATTGACTGGAATTGCTCTTCCCTATGTTGTGACCCTGGAAAAGGGTTCTTCTACGGTCCTGGCTATTAGAAGGAACTGGGAGGAGGGGGATGAGACGTATCAAAAACGGCAGCATTTTGTGCATTACGGGTACGTTCCAGGCTTTGGATTCTATTGTTTTGGTCTGATCCACCTGGTTGGAGCGTTTGCCAAGTCTGGGACCTCAATCATTCGGCAGCTTGTAGATTCTGGAACGCTTGCCAATCTTCCTGGCGGATTCAAGACCAAGGGTCTGAGAGTCAAAGGTGATGACACGCCGATCTCCCCGGGAGAGTTTAGAGACGTAGATGTCGCATCGGGAGCCTTAAAAGACAACCTTCTCCCCCTTCCCTATAAAGAGCCAAGCCAGACTCTTTTCCAGCTTTTCAATAAGGTGGTTGAGGAAGGTAGACGTTTCTCTAACACGGCAGATCTTCAAATCTCTGATATGTCCTCCCAGGCCCCGGTTGGAACGACCCTGGCTATTTTGGAGAGGACTCTCAAGACGATGTCTGCGGTTCAAGCTCGTATTCATTATTCGATGAAACAAGAGCTGGGGCTTTTGAAGAAGATCATCGCGGCGTTTACCCCAGAGGAGTACAACTACGAACCAGTCGATGGCCATCGGTATGCAAAGCGGGCCGACTACGACAACGTGGATGTCATCCCGGTCTCAGATCCAAACGCTTCAACGATGGCCCAAAGGATTGTTCAGTATCAGGCCGTCTTCCAACTCGCCCAACAGGCACCCAATCTATTTAATATGCCGCTCCTCTATCGGCAGATGTTAGATGTCCTGGGGATTAAAGAAGCTCAGAAGCTGGTTCCGATGGATGAGGACCAGAAACCGACCGATCCGGTGACTGAGAACCAAAATGTCCTGTCTGGTAAACCTGTAAAAGCCTTTGACTACCAGGACCACAAAGCTCATATCACGGTCCACATGTCAGCCATGCAAGATCCAAAGATCATCCAATTGTTGCAGGGCAACCCAATGGCCCAGCAGATGCAGGCTGTGATGATGAACCATATCAACGAACACCTGGGTATGGAGTACAGAAAGCAGATCGAGCTCCAGCTTGGATTCAATCTCCCGCCCAACAAAGACGAGGCTGGGGAAGAGGTTCATATCAATCCAGAGGTCGAGTCGCTTGTTTATCACAAACAGGGCCCGGCTGCCCCCAGAAACCACCAACAAAAAACGGCAGAAGCGGCGCAACAAAAAGCAGCCGCAGAAGCCCAAGACCCTGTTATTCAAATGCAGCAACAAGAGCTGGCGATTAAACAGGCCGAACTCCAGAGAAAAGCTCAGAAAGACCAGATTGATGCCGCTCTCAGGATGAAACAGCAACAAATCGAGGTGGGCCGGATCATGTCTCAACAGGAGACTGAGAAGGAAAAGCTCTTTGCAGAGAAACAGCTTGAGATGTTAAAGCTGGCCGCCGAGATGAGAAATGAGAAAGAGCGGGATGTTGTCAAGATGGGAGTGGACATTGCAAAACAGTTGTCCTCCCAATCCCATCAACGAGACATTTCTGGGAAGACTAAATGACAGAACTCGAAATAATCGCCAAGAACATCGAAGAGAAGGTCCAACAACTAAAGGACTACATGTCTGATGGGCGGTGCGAAAACTTTGAGGAGTATTCAAGAATTAGCGGTGAGATAAGGGGTCTGCTTATCGCTAAAGGTTATGCCTTAGACCTCAAACAAACGATGGAGAAAGCGGATGAGTGAGCTGTTAATCGGTACAAACCCCGATAACCCGGCGATAGTTGGTTCGATAAACCTAGAGGCAACAAATGAGGAGAAGGCTAAACAGTTGCCAACACCCTCTGGATACCGCATTTTGTGTGCGATACCGGAGATTGATAAAGAGTATGAAAGCGGCGTATTAAAGTCTGACCTTACCCTGCATTACGAGGAGCTGTTAACAACAGTCCTTTGGGTGATAGAGATGGGCCCAGACTGCTACAAGGATACTTCCCGTTTCCCCAGTGGCCCATGGTGCAAGAAAGGCGACTTTGTGTTGGTCCGCCCCAATGCTGGCACCCGGGTCGTAATCCATGGCCGTGAATTTAGGTTAATTAATGACGACTCAGTTGAGGCCGTTGTTCAAGAACCTCGCGGCATTCGGCGTAAATAACAGGAGGACAAAATGCCTGAATTTGAGAAATCAGAGTTTAAGTTTCCAGACGAAGTAAAAGCTGATGAGCCTGGTGCGCAAATTGAACTAGAGATTGAAGACGACACCCCAGAGGAAGACCGGGGTCGCCAGCCTCTTCCGCTTTCATTAAAAGAGGAATTGGAAAAAGATGACCTGGAGTCTTATGACGACGAGGTCAAGCAAAAGCTCAAACAGATGAGGAAGGTGTATCACGATGAGCGCCGGGAGAAGGAGCAGGCGTTTCGTGAACAGCAGGAAGCCATCCGTTTGGCCCAATCCTTGGTCGAGGAAAACAAACGTATCCGCTCAATTCTCCAGACCGGCAGCCAAGAGTATGCAAGTACCCTTCAGACTGCGGCCCGGTATGAATTAGATGCGGCCCGTCGAGCTTACAAAGAGGCATACGATTCTGGGGATTCTGACCAGGTCATGGAGGCCCAGGAGAAACTCAACGAAGCCAACATGCGGATGAAGCAGGCAGAGAACTTTAAGATGCCTGCTTTACAACAAGAAGAATATGTAGTACAAAATACCCCATCAGAGCCTGAGCGTCCGGCTAACCCGAGGTTACAAGCGTGGCAAGAGCGCAATCCTTGGTACGGCGAAGACGATGAAATGACAGCAGCAGCTTTGGGTTTGCACGAAAAACTCAAAAAATCTGGTGATGTCGAGATTGGGTCTGACGAGTATTACGCGATTTTGGACAAAACAATTCGCAGACGTTTCCCTGAGAATTTTGAAGGGGAGGCGGGTTCGAAGGCAAAAACTGAGACTCGTACAAAACCGAGCACGGTGGTAGCC